TCTCTACATATTTTTTATGGAGTAACTTTTTTTCCATCTGCCCTCCATCAGCGGATTCCTTTTGTGTAATAATCCCATCGGAAGAATTACCATCGTACACTTCAATAAAACCTGTATTTGTATCCATCTTAGATGGAAATGTAATTCCATCGGGTCCAAATCTATTTTTCATAATATGAAATCTAGCAGTATTATTTAACTTATCTTTAGATTTTCTACTGATACTCATAATGAAATCAGCATTCATAACTTTAGCATAAGAATCTGCAATCTTATCTGCTTCAATAACTTCAGAATCAATAGCTGAACGATTAGTTTGTGATGCTGTCCAAATTGGAATTCCTAACTCACCACTAATACCTCTTAGTTCAATATAAACACCACCTTGTTCACCATACGTTGAATCTGATTTATTAGTGTGAGAAAGTAACAAATCAGCATAATCAACTATGATTAAATCAGGTTTATTACCTGCTGCAGTCATCTTCTCAATATGTGCCTCTATCTTCTTGGGAGATACACCCTTCGGTGGATAATACTTAATTAAAAGTTTACCTTTTAATCTCGATATCTTTTCTAATACAGTTTCTTTCTTTTCCTTCACATCAGATGATGGAATTTGAGTAAAAACAGTATCATATCTCTGCCCAACATAATGTTCAGAAAGTTCTAAAGAATAATGTACAACATTAAGACCTGCCTTAACTGCGGCAGCACCAAGTGCACATAATACCCAAGTCTTTCCAACACCAGATGGAGCAACTGCAACACCCAATTCACCAGGACCTAAACCACCATCCATAACTTCGTTAATACAATCCCAGCCAGTTGGAACTGAATTTCTATTAATTTCAGTTGTTCTTTCTTCGAAATCTAATAGATAATCATGTCCCAAATCAGAATCAACTCCTACCTTCATTGCTTTATCTACCAAATCTTTGATTCTATCATAAGAACCAGCTTTTAGTAAATCAACAGATTGTACAATTGCTTCTTTAAGATTTTGATTAATACAAAAGTTTGAAAATTCTTTCTTTACATAATCTAAGTCAGAATCACCAACTTTAGTAAATACAGATTTTAGTTGTTCTATTATGTTTTTTTGAAAACCCCTATCTTCTAATTTAGATATTTCTGATTTGAATACATCTAAAGTTGGTGGTTTCTTAAATTCATCATAGTAATTAATTACTTCATCAACAATCCACTTATTAGATTCTGCCTCAAAAAATTTAGGATGTATAATTTCACTAAGGGTATCCAATATACGAGAATCTGCAATCAAAGTTGATATTACTTTGGTTTGAAAAGATTGTCCGTATTTAGAAAGTGTATCTGTATTTTGCATCTATAACCTATTTGATTCCAAATATACGAAAAATATTTGGATTAAAAAAATTTATTTTGTAATAATATTATGAAAAGTTGAATGTAACCAATCATTAATGTCTCTCCAATTTTGAAGAATCTTATATTTCTGTCCAACTTTTAGAAAATCTAATTTATTAAATTGGATATCATCTACATTGAATCTTTCTAAAATTTTTAACTTTTGATTAGTTGGGATATGAGGTTCATCCAATTCCATTAACCTCTTATTCATAAGAAGTTGGTCTTTTGCTTTTAAGATATCATCATATAATTTGATTTTACCTTGTTTCTCCTCGCACATTTTAAAGAACTCTTCATGAGTTATAAGTCTATCTTCAGAAAGTTCAGGAAACCTCTTTAAAACGGTTTTAACACCACATCCTCGAATACCTGGTATGTTATCTGATTTATCACCATCTAATGTTCTATATAATAGAAGATTTTCAGGCCATATACCAAACTCATCAAATACAACTTGTCTATTGTACATTTTCTTTTTAGTAGGAGAAAAAACACTAACTTTATCTGAAACTAATTGAAGAAAATCTTTATCCGTTGAAACTATTACAACTTCACCATCTAAATCTTGTTGAGTATGTTTAGTTAGATACGCAATAGTATCATCTGCCTCAATACCATCATAAATCATTGTCTGTACAGGTAAGTAATCTAACACATCATTTAGCCAAACGAATTGTTGTCTCATGGATAATTGTTCTTCTTCTTCATCTAAGAACTCCATATATTGTCGGTTGACTCTAAACTTACGATTCTCTCTCCCTGCCTTATAGCCTTCATATACCTTTTTACGAGATTTAGAACCACCCTTTCCATCAAATGTCACAATACATCTAGTTGGATTGAATTCTCTAATTTGATATCCAATAGATTTTAGAGAACCAACAACTCCACCAGTATGGTCACCATCCTCATTCATTGTAGGATTAACTGTCCATGACCTGATGAAAGTGTTTAGTCCATCTATTATCATGACTCTACTGTTTCTTTCACGAGATTGATTTGATTCTCTTTCAGATTCAACCTCGTTTAGAATATTTTTATAGAGTCCTTTCATTATGTAGTTGTAGTTGTGTAGTTAATATCATTAGATTCACCAAAATACTTTTCGATTGTCTCTAATCTATCATCTGCATCAACTAACATTTGAAGTGCTGATTCTGCGTTCTCATAGAAATCTTTGGTTGAATGGTCTCCGATTCCTGCGGGATGCTTCTCTAACAACTCCAATGTAAGAAGGGCTTTCGCCTTATCTGCCGAAGCAGATGTTTTTAACATTTCTTTTAATTTGCTCATAACTTTTTATTTAATTTAATCAACTATCTCTGCACCTGCAGTATCTAGTTTGTGTGCCTCGATGTCTTTTGAATCTGATTTATATTGTAAGATAGTTTCATCACAAATCTTTTTATAAATTTGGTCTTTTATTTCATCTCTATCTTCCATTAAATCTATAAAGTCCTTAGATTGGAATTTAATTTCTTCGCCAGTATCCGTATCAACATAAGTATACCATGCACCTGCCTGTTTTAACAACTTATATTCTTTCATTACACTTAACCAAGAACCATAATTATCGATTCCTCTGTCAAAAAATATTTCAAAATCTGCTGCTCTTAATGGTGGGCCCATTCGGTTTTTAATAACCTGACATCTTACTTTCATACCAATGGTCTTATCTTTACCATTTACCTTTTGTTTGATTTGTCCCATATTTTTCAAACGGAGTCTAACCGATGCGTGAAACGCAAGGGCCTTACCACCACTCGTAGTCCAAGGGTCACCAAACATAGCATTCATCTTCTGTCTTAATTGATTAGTGAATACTAAGGTTACTTTTTGTCTACCAATCATATTGGTAATCTTTCTCATCGCTTTTGAGATAATAATAGCTTTGTCAGTTGCATATCCATCTTTCTTATAGTCAGATGCCAACTCGTTTGTTGTTGATGCAGCTGCTACTGAATCTACTACTATTGTTACTAATTTATCATTTGAGGTTTCTCGAACCTTTTCAATGATTGTTTCAGTAAATTCGAAAATTTGTTCAACCGAATCCGCAGATACATAAAGTAGTTTTCCTACATCTACACCAATTGCTTCTAAGAATTCTCTACTTACTGCAGTTTCAGTATCAATAAGAACTGCGACACCACCTTGCTTTTGTGTTTCAGCAAGGAGGTGAGCAGATACTAATGATTTTCCACTTTGTTCTAAACCAGTAACTTCGGTAATTCTTCCAACAGGAAGTCCACCATATGGGCGATTCGAAATTGCAACATCTAACATTGCACATCCGGTTGATATCCAGCCATCCACATTTGTGGGTGCATCATCTTCTCCTAAAAAGAAGGCAACCTTCTGGTCTTTGTTTGTTTTATTTAGTTCAGACGCTAGGACTGATGCTAAATCAATTTCTTTTTTTGCCATTTATTATATATTATCCGTTAAACAAGTCATCAAATGCAGATGCAACATCATCCAATTTTTTCTTATCTTCAACCGTTGGTTGAGATGTTGGTACTGTTGCAGTAGCAGTTTCAGTTTTAGGTGTAGATGGGGTTGATAGAGTTTGTTGACTCACACTACCTTCACCTTCATCTGATGTAGGATTTAACCATCCTTCTAATACTGATTTTAATTCATCATAAGTTAATTCAGAATATATGTCAGTAATATTAGTTTGACTTTCTACAAAGTTTTGTTTAGCAGTTTCATCTGCAGACAATGGAGTCTGATTTGGTTTTACACGAACAGTAGTTACAGGATATGAAGTTCCTGCATCGTCTGCGGATGTATACTCAATAGTAATATCTCTACCATTGTCAACATCTGTAATATCACCATAATCAGGGTCTGCGATATATCCTAACAATTCTTGGTAAACAGTTTTTCCGAATCCCCAAAATCTTACACCTTCTGATTCCTCACCTTTTACGATTACAGGTACAAAAGTTCTTAATTTCGGTTCCATCTTCTTAGCTGCTTTCCAATCTTCTTTATCACCCATTCTCTTCAACTTATCAGCAAACTCAACAATAGGGTCTGGTCTTCCAAAAGAAGAAGGAGACAAATACGTTTTGTTGTTGATGTTGTAGTGAAAGAATAACTCAATGAAAGGATTTTCAGGAGAAAATTTGTAAGGAACAATTCTTACTTGGTGTTTACCAGGTGTTGGTTTCCACAAATTATCTTTACGATTTGAAGTGTTTTGTAGTTTGTTCAGTCTACCTCTGATTGCATTTAAATCAAGTGCCATAATTTTTAAATTTTAAAGTTTTATTTATTTATTGGTTTTATTTAGGTGTCTATCCTACACCATATATAAATATCGAAAAACCCGATTTTAAGAGGGTCTATCTCCATTTATCTATACAAATATACGAAAAGTTTTTAACAATTCCAAATGTTTTTTGAATTTTATTTAAAAAAGTTTTTTTCCTCATTTGTTAATACAAATATAAGGAATTATTTTGAGATTACCAAATTTATTTTGAGTTTTTTGAAAAATCTTTTGCCCAATTGATAAATTCAGTATGTGGGAAGTGTTGTTTAGAATCAAATATGTATTGTTTTACCATATGTTTATAAACCTGTTCAGATGATTTTTCAAAATTATGAGTATTTAGGGATTTATCTAATACATCTTTACTGATTAAATCATTACCAGCCAATATCCAATTGAATACACCCCAACCAGCTGAACCATTATAATGCGGAAAATCATTTGCGTTTGGAACTCTATATTTACATATTTCTAAAATTCTTTCAACTAATGGGTCTCTCTTTAAATCATTATGTACATATTTCCAAAATGGAGTATCATTTCTTTTTGTAATATAGTGCATTTGAATCAAACCTCTAAATTCATCTAACATCATATTAAAGTGTTCATTATTTGCTTTGATGTTTGATTCTCTCATCATATCCTTTTTGTAAGGCGATAAGTGATGTTGTGTTAATTGTACTAACTGAATTATAGATGAATGTATCGATGTTGCTTCTAATGGTTCTAAGAAGGAAGATGATAATCCTATTGAAAGTACATTCTTTTTCCAAACTTCTTTTAACCTACCACTATCGAACTTAATAGTTCTAAGAGGTGTTATCTTTCTACCAGTAACTTCTTGTAGTTCTTTCAGAGCTTGTTCCTCAGATACAAACTTATCAGAATAACAATATCCACATCCTAATCTTTCTTGAGTTGGAATTTGCCACATCCAACCATTTGGCATTGCCCATGCAGTTGTTGCAGGTGATATTTCTTCACCTTCTTCATATTGGTGTGAATAAACTAATGCTGAGTTGATTGGTAGATATTCTGAATATGAAACCCATTCTGAACCAACTGATTTACTCAGTACTCTATTGAATCCAGTACAATCAATCCAAAAATCAGATTCTATTTCAGTTCCATCGGAAAGTATTACTTTATCCAATTCACCATTTTTTGAATTTAACTTAGTATCGGTTATTGTACCTTTTTGTAATTTGATTCCATTTTCCAATGCAATCTTCTTAAACCACTCACCCACTTTATGTGCATCAAAGTGATATGCATATCCAGTTTCGTAGCTATCGTTATTTTGAGTTTTTAAAAATGGTGTTAGATTTTTTTCCCAAAGATATTTGTTAGGACTAGATTCTGCAGAGTTTCCGTATTTTGAACAAATCGTAAAATCTCTATCCAATGGCCATTCTGAAGTTTGTGTTCCTGATAAGGATGCAAAGAATCTATCACCTACCCCATTCCAATCAATACAATCGATTCCTAATTTAAATGTTGTATTGCAATTTTCAAAAAACTCTTGTTCTCCAAATCCTTCCAATTCTCTTAAAGTAGATAGAAGTACTTTTTGTAGTACTCCAGTTGAACCTTCACCAGCTCCTATAATTGGAATATCATCACTCTCTATAAGAGTAACATCGTAAGCTGGAATATCTCTGTGTAAATTTTGTTTGGCTAGGAATAATGCTGATAACCAACCAGCAGTTCCTCCACCCGCTATAACTATTTTCATTTATAAACTATTTATTATGTAACTTTTTATTTCTGTTTTCTTTTCTTCCCAAAGGGATTCACTAATAATTTGTGGTACTGGTTCTGATGAACCTGTATATGATGATGTAAAATAAGATGATGATATAAGAGAATCTCTAATACCTTCGTATTTAGGTAAACTTTCGGATAAATGATTAAAGTTAATACTTACATCACTTCCACTTCCATCTAAACTAGATGATGTTAGTACAATCATAGATGAATCATCATCCATAAACTTAAAGTAGTTATCAAAAGATTTTACAAACCAATTACCCATTTTTATAGATTTTCATTTATATAATCCTTTACCTCATCTCTTTTTGTATCAAAGAGTTCTTCGGATATAATTTCACCAGCTCCATCGGTATATACAGATTTTATATTCGAATATCCATTATCTTCAATAAAGCTAATTGCTATACATTTGTTTGTAAAATTAGTAGTTACACAAACTACTTCATGTGTTTCATCTACAAATTTAAAATAAGAATCGTTTTCTTTAAAATAATGATTTGCCATAATAACTTTTTTTAACTGTTATTGAAAATAGTAATTTGTTCTGATGATTGAACATATAAACCACTATAATTTCTATAAGTTGATGCTCGTTCGGAAACGTTTAATAAATATCCTCTTTGGTTTGAATATATTTGTCTTGTTGCGGAATACCAACTAGAACCCCAACTAATATCATTATCAAAATAAACATCTATTCTATTACCAATTGGAACATAAAACCAATTCCTTATACTTGTAGTTCCCCATTGCCAATTTTGAGATAAAGCAGTTCCATCATATCTAAATTCCCAAGCTCTGGTATCTGCATCAACATATCTTTCTTGTTGCTTCAATCCTATTGAAGCGCTTCTTGCGCTATGACTATACCCATACCAATCTGAAAATGCATATCCACTATTTGCTTTAGAAATTCCATTTAGAGGATTTCTTGCAGATTGAGTGTTGATAGAACCATATCTACCATTTCTAGCATCCCACATAGACATATAGCTAGAGAATACTCTACCAAATTCCCTATTGATATCGCCTGACCTAATTTGTCCTGATAAGGTGATTGTCATAACTTTTTATTTTTTTACGAAATATCGTTGGATTCTATCAACGTATATGTGAAAGAGTTTCCCCATATATCTCTAGCCTTTCTACAAACATCCATAAATTCGTTGAAATCCGATTCCTTAGAGAATACTTGACAACCTGCAGACCATTTATCAATCTGAGTTGACCCATTTACAAACTTTCCAGCTTTATGAATATTGATTCCAAATATACCTTCTTGTACATTCTCTTCAATCATATCATATTTACCATCTTTGTTATTATCTCTATAAACTTTAACAGGTGACTTCTGTCTTAGTGCCTCATATTTACCTTGGTGTAATCCAAGTTTATGAGAACCTCTATATTGACCTGGTTTTAGAATTGCAACACCATCTTTGTTCAATAAGTTCTTTTCCCAATGTGAACCAGGGTCAGTTGTTGCTTTATATTCATTATAAATCCACTTTCCATCTGAATCTTTGTAAGATATCGTAAGAGTATCATCAAATTTATTTGTTACTTCACCATGTGTATCGGAATTTCTAATACCAACGATGTTAACATCATATCCTTTATCACTTGTAAAGTATTTATACCCATTACAATTTAATGCTTCTTCGATTTGTTCTCTTGTGAATTTTGCCATTTCTTATTTTTTATTTTTGATTAAATTCGATAACCTCAAAGATGCGAGTTTGAATACGCTTAGTACCCTCTGTATTTGTGAGTATTATTGAATTTCTAAATTTCTGCCAATCAATGATAAATGTTTTATCTAATACACCACCATTTTCTTCTCTAACTAATTGGTTTAGTGCGTTAATGGTGTATAAAGTATTTGACTCTTTTTTTCTGTGTATTAGTATAGTATCTTCTAAAGGATGTGGAGGTTTAAACTCGGTATTGATGTTATAGGTAACATACAATTCATCCAAATTTGACTTATTCTGTAAAATATAGATATAGTTATACACTATCACATAAGTCTCTCTAATATCTTGTAGAGTCTTTTGTAAAGTATCCTTAGAAGTAAATGTACACAATAGTTGTGTTTTCATATTTTTTCTTAAAAATTATTCAATCACCTATAAATATCAAATAATAAATTTGGGGGTGGTTTATTTGGAATCTACTTTAAGTCTTCTTCTTTCTTTTTTAGAAATTTCCGGCTCCGGCGGATACTCTTCTTTGTTTGCATCATATAATGCACGTGCAAATTCAGGTGCTATTTCAAATTCCAACCCTACACTTGATGCATACCCTTGTCCTTTTTGTCTTACTTTAACTATTGAAATTGGTACTGATTTTGCAGGTGGTCCTTTTGATTCATAAACAAGGAAATTATTACCATCTTCATCTTCTTTCATTGTTAATCCAGCCTTAAAATCGTCATAACTTGAAATACCAAAAACTCTACTTAAAGTTTTAGGGTCTGCGGATAGTCCACCTATTGCCATTTTTTCTTCACCTCCTAATAATGCTTTCATTGGTAATTTTTCTGCCAAAGCATTTAAACATCCTTCTTTTGCCTCTTCATCCTCTACTAAAAACTGTATAGTATCATTTTGATATCGTTTAATTGAACCCTCTGGAAATTTCCCATCGTCACCCTTTTCATATCCAATATGATTATTTAAAAATTCACTAGCAGTGGTTTTTTCGGTATTTCCTTCAGAAATTTCTTTTGCTCTTTGTACAGCGGCATGCATGATTAAATATTTCTTAAATCTTGTTTTATCACCAGTTCCGAATGTTTCTTTAAACCTATCTAAATCAATTGGCGGTGGGATTGGCATTGATTCTAATTTACTAATAATTTCCTCTGCTTTAGGTTCAACTTTGTACCCATCTTTTGCATTACCCGAAACAACACCTAATGCATTTAGAGTTGTTCTCAACTCTTTGTTTTTCATTACCAATTCAGATGTTAAAATTTTTCTATCAACTTGTAAAGTTACTGCATCCTTTCCATATTGAGTTGGTCGTTCAATTTCACCTTTTTTATATTTAGCAATATCTGCAGCGTCTGGTACATTACTTGACCATTCTTTAATATCAGTAACAACTCCATTATATATGTTTGCATTAGAATCCTTTTTAAGTGAAATTTCATCCAACACCGGTTTACCATTAGAACTAACTTTAACGTACATATCACTTGAGAATCCTTTATTTTCGTTATAATTATCGTTACCTAATGCCTCAAACTCAGCTGGAACATCCCATGCTACATTAGAAATTTCCCAATTACCTTTACCGAACTGTGAATCATATCTTTTATTTGTAACAGTTCTTACGTGCCTTACGGATTCGAGCCATTCTTTGGTAATAATTGGCTTTGTACCTTTTGGGTATTTAGCTACTTGTTTTTCAAGAGTTGACATAAATCCTTCAAACTCTTCATCACTCATACCAATTGATGACATTGTTAATATTTCACCAGCCTGTGATGGTAGTACACCTGCACCAACACCTGTCATATAGTCAGTAATTTCTTGTTTACCGTTTTGAGTATTTATTAGTCTTGTAATTACTTTTTGATACTTTTTAGGTATTTTATTAGATTTAAAATACTCATCTAAATCAGATGCATTAAGTTCGTCTTTTTTATCTTTGTATATTGGCTTTGCCTTACCATTTGCAAATGCTTCATCACTGATACCTGTTTCGGTTTCTGTAAAAACTTCACTTGATTGAGTATTTACATTTGATAATGATTTATTTTTTGTTTTTGATGATTCTTTATTATCATTACCATTTACCCGTTTCACTCTTTCTCTCTCTGCCTTTGCATAATCAGAATTAACATCTACTGCAGTTCCTGTTTTTGGAGTATCATCGGCAGTACCATCCCCATCTTGTTTTGTATATTGACCATCCTTACCTTTAGTGAATTTGTCACCAGTATATGCATCTTTATTCTTTTCCCACTTATCATAATCTTTTGCAAGTACATAACCAGTACCACCGATGTTTTTATATAAATCATCAGTTTTACTTTTGGCTTCTGCTTCTAAAAGATTTTCAATTAATTCGTTTTTGATTGAACCTAATCCAAACTCATCTAATATCTCAGCAAGGATTGATATATGTTCTTTGTTATCTAAAATAGGGTATCCTTCGTTAGAACGATAAGATAACTCTGATAGTAATTCTTTGATTAATTCTCTTCTCTCCATAGTGTAATTATTCCTATATCCTATAAATATTAAATTTTTGAGTAATCCGTTCCCCAATCAACCTTTATAGGAAATCCAAATGATTCTGCAATTTCTTTTAATTTAAGTGCATGTTCTTTTGGAGTATCGAGTGGAAAACTAAATAAGAACGAATCATAAGTATATAAGGTTAACTCAATGTCGGTTTGCTTTATAAACTCCAACATCTTTTTCATTATCCCCATATTCAATTCAGTTTCAGTTGCTTGAAGTAGATAGTTAAACACCTTTTGTGGATTCACACCTTCTATCGAGCTAAGAGGTATATCTCTATTGTGAGTCGATAAGTACCCTTTCTTTGATGATTCCTTCCATAACACCTCAATGTACTCTCTAACCTTCTTATAATAAGGAATAGAGTCAAACTCCTCAGGTATACCACCATATAGTAATTGGAATGTAATTCCTTTTGATTCACTATAATCAACTTCGTATTGGTCTGCCAACCATTGGTGTACCGATGTTTTGGGCAAATCGTATTTAATCAACTTACCGATAATACGGGGATGATATGCATCATAATCCATTTGAAGGAATATATGACCTTCTTTGGGAACAAATACTTCTCTTGTACCATCTTTTTTATTAAGAGCACTAAAGTTTATACCACCAAACCTATTTGAGGGTCTTGAAGTGACTGTATATGGGTTATATTCGGTATAAAGGGTATTACCTTTTAGATGTTTAGTAGCATTGGGATACCTATCAATAAATTTTTTCTCATCGACGCGGCAACCATATCGTTCAATATCTGATAAAAGAGGAATCATCGTATCATCAATCCAACTTTTAGAAGGAGTAGGAAGATTAAACTTATCAATAAATGATTTAAGATATTCATTCCATTTCATCAAAGGTGCAATCTTTCCTAAGTTTTCTCTTACACCCATTCGGGTATAATGTGAGATAAATGATTGATTTTGTACCTCATCGGGTATAAGTTTACCACCTTCAAAGAAGTTATAATTGGATATATCAAAAATATTTTGTATATTTGTATCAGTTTGTAGTAAACCCTTCTTATTCCATACCCATTTTGGTTGTGTGGAGGTTGAGAGGTCTAAATGATGAGATTTCCCATCAATATGATTGTATATGAGAATAAAGTCAGTTTTTTCCACCCTTACGAATAAGAACGCAAGGTTATTGTTCATTGGATGTTTTTCCAAATCACACCATATCGGTACAACTATGGAAGGATTATTCTCCCACATTTGCATGAAATGTTCTATCTCTTTATTAGATTCTACTACAACCATCTAACAAATATAAGAAAAATAATTGGAATAACCAAATTATTTCTTATGAAATTGTAAAAGATTTGGTAAGTATAATGAAATCTTAGGAATAGTCTTAGATGCTATTCTTAATGATTCTGTATTGGATTTCTTTACATCGATGGGGTCTCCAGTCAATCTCCAGTCTAATGTAACAGAAATATAAAATGGGTTTTGTGAATATGAACCAGCGTCATCAGTTGTAACTTCAAATATATTAGAGGAAGTATCATTTGATTTTTGAATAAAACTACGTTCAATATACCCTCGCTTATACTGAGTTTTTGTTATAGATGGTATTTCTGATGAGATGTTTATTTCATCATAATCAGATGATTTTAAAAGTTGTTTATATCTATCTATATTCATATTTAAAATCCTTTTGTGTTTCTATATCCACCGGTCACCTCAGTAGTCCACTCCATTCCTTGTATTGTATGCTTTACACCAAGTACTTGAAAAAATCCACCATCATATTTTTTAGGGATTCCGATTACACCAAACTTATCCCCTCGCTTTATACCACTAATACCATGAATAGTAAACGTAAACTCAATTGGTAGTAACGGAGACATATCACTATAACTTTTGATATCACCCTTTGCTAACTTTAGAAGTTGTTTATCATCATATGATGCAACGTATAAAGTCTTATTAACATCAAATGACCCATTTATTACTGTGTCAGATTTAAATCTTTTGAAGTTTCTGATATGTACTTTGGGGTATTGTCCTAATTTACCTATAAAGTTTAAGAAATTAGCTTCTTTAAGTTGTTCAACTTCCGTTTCGTTTTTTTCGGATTCATCTTTGGTGTTATCTGCTTCTTCTGCTTTTCTGTAAACCTCGTATAAAATCTTATCTTTAAGACCAATTGCATTTAATCTTCCAACATTTGGTTGAGTTTCTTTATTTGATTTTATATTTAATCTACTTCCAATAACTTGATTCATCTTTGCCCCACTTATATCCAATTTTAAAGATGCATCTTTAAAAATCGAATCAGTACCAAGTAAACTAAATTTAAAAACTTCAGGTGGTTCTCCTTTTGGTGTAAAGTTTACTTCTTTTATCGAAACAATACTATCACCTTTTTTTATTTTAACACCATCTATTTCAATTGTGTTTGTAGCTTGAGTTTCCAATATTTGAAAATTCCATAAATCATTAACTGCAGATGACATTCCATTTAGTATTTGATACACCGCATCTTTTATAGTTATATTTGTACTATCCAAAATTCTAGCAGCAAAATCAAAATTTACATATAAATCATCCAATAACCCCCATGTACCAGCATCCTTCTTTAATGTGTTTGAAAAATCTACACTGTGATTTGCAGCAGGGCCGTTTTGTATGGAGCCACTTATAATATCTCCTTCATATGGAAATGCTATATTTAAACCATTCTTACCGTCTATTGAACAATCGGTAGTTTTTTCTGGAATTGCATTTAATCTTTCTTCTGAGTTTCTTGCAGCTATAAAATCAAACTTAGGTACTGCTTTATTTGGTATAAATAATTTACTTTTATCTGTACTAAACATATTTTTAAATGCCGAACATACACAATCCGAAGAGTGTAATATCATAGAAACATTATTATTTGAACCAAGTTTTAAACTTTTTAATTCTCTTTGATTTATTATTCTCATCAAAGTACCAAATCTAATGAATTTATTTTCATCAGTTAATGGAGTTCCTGGTACTATTTCAATTCTTTTACTGTTCCCTTCACTGTCCGTTTGTGTTCCACCACCAACATTAAAAAATCTACTAAGCATAGTTCCATCGGCGTTTTTATTTACTTTATCAGCTATTCTTGGGTCAAAATTTATGTAGTTTACTATATTTGCAATAGGAACTTTGCTAAGTGAAAAATCATTTTTACTTTCTAATGATTTAATTTCAGGGGTTTTTCTACTAGATGGTAGTGCATTGAAACAAAACATCCACCTTTTTTTTCCTAAATCCAAGTATTTACCACTTAGATTACTATAATCACTTTCTGGTTTAGGCTTTTCCTCCTTTTTAGCACCAGCATTATCACCATTTACCAAATAAGATGGTAATTCTGTAAAACCCGTACAATTAACTCCAACAGTCCATGTATCACCTTCAGTTGTTAAACCACCACCTGTTATAAATCCTAAATAATTATCATACTCACCTTTACCTAATGCTCTTCGTTCATTTACGTTTGTAAAATTATTAAAGTTAGAAATAGCATCTGCGGTAAGTTCTTTTACAATACCTTTAACCCCATCATCAGTATTCCATCCCCATTCTAAAAAAATACTAAATCCTGGTTCTTGGAAATACTGAGTTACTAACTCCATTTGTTCTTTTGAGAAACATTTTATTTGAAAGTTTGCCTTTCTACTTAAATTACCAGCACCCTCATCAATCTCAATTGATTCAATTATAGGAGATGGTCTATATCCTTGTCCTACTGATGGGTTTACTGCGGCACCTTTCCAAGTTTTACCAATTGTACCACTTTGTTTATCATTTCCATAGATTGAAGAAATACCAGCAGCTGCAAATAATTTAAAATTTGGATTAGATACTATTGTTAAACCATCTGCTGTTTCAGATGAGACACCAGATGTTACTCTTACCCATGCATTTAATTTAGATATTGCATAGGGGCTATTTTTACGGCCGACTAATTTCTCTTGAGCGTAACCTATAATATTTGAAAAATTTGGAAATGTTCCCATAACTGTTATTCACTAAAATTTACTATTATCTCAATATAGTTTTGTGGTATTCTTAAAATTGTACCATCCTTTAAACCAAATGGAGCATTATGTATGTTATTTGCTGATGCAATTATCCACCATAGTGATGAATCTTTATAGTACTGAAATGCAAGAGTATCTAACCTATCACCTGTTTCACTTGCTACATAGATATCATCATCTCTTAATGGAATTTCAGGATATATCTTAGAACGATATACAACCCTACCATCATTAATTTTTTTACTTCTGTTATTTTCGTATCTACTTGCCATATTATGTTGTTGGTGTAAATGAATAGAATTTTTTGGATGATGTATTATTTTTACTTAACAAAAATTTAACACTCATTGCTACATCAGTAATAAATGGCAATCTATATCCTTTCATATCTATATCAGCATCTTCTGAAGTACCAGTTATAGTATTCGCGTCATTCACCGATACTTTATGTTCTTTATTAGTTACATTCCAAGGAGTACTATCATCCCATGTATGAGATAAAGATTCGATAAATGATAATTTACCTTTATATAAATCACCAATAGTTAATTTAATAAATGGAGGAACTATTGCCGATGAATCATAATACCCTTGCGGGAATACCAATGAATTTAAAAAGTTAATTTTATCCCATCCTATTTTATGTTCTTCTGCATTTAATGAATAAACTTTAAAATTAAAAGTTACACTTCTTTCTATTCCACTATATGTGTAATTACTAAATGGTGAACCAATAAACTTATGAGAATCCCATGATGGAGAAAGTGCTTCAGTCAACCCACTTAATGTTGCTCTAAATTGTACTGTTTTATTTGTATGTACAGAAGTAAACTTTAATGGTACAAAATCATAATCATCTAACGTACTACCATTACCCAAATCTTTAGTGTCTCCATCAAATATTGATGTTTTATTTATAGTATCAGATATCTGACCCATACCTCTTTTCTTTTCTATAAAATCATCCTTTGATATTGGTCTTTTAATCTTACTTGCAAATGATTTACCCTTTCTATCAGGATTTGAACTGAATAATATCTTATTTGGTGTATCTAAGTCTTTTAGAGCTTTTGAGTATCTTCCACCTAAACCACCTTCATCGGATATATCAACAAAATCAAGTTTGTTAGGATTTGGGTCATTTTGTTTATTGTTATCTAAACCAACTCTTGTATCTGTACCCTTTGAGTTAACTCCATCTAAATCAACACCCCACATTGGTATTTCTACCTTTGGTGGTAATTTTAAATCAAATGTCTTAGAATACATTAAACCCTTTACATCTATTACACCATAATTATCAGCTGTTCTATTGATTTCACCAGGAACAGAAATACTACCATAATTTGTTGTTGTATTTTTTAAACCAGCTAATGATGCCCCATTGAATCCAGTTGTAGGAGCTCCTCCAAATAATGCTCCTCTTAATTTATCCTTTCCTAATTTTAGTGCACTACCTAATGCCTGTTTACCGATATCTTTTATATTACCACCACCTAAACCTTTTAAGAACTGTCCTAATGGTTTACCTTCACCAGCTTCTTTTACAGATTTTAAAGTTTGTAGATAATTTTTTTGAATTTGACCACTATCTGCACTATCACTAGTACCAGCTAACATTTCTTTAATCAGTTTATTAGTTGCTACTTTGGTTGGTATTATTGTTTGTGGAATTCCTAAGAATTTACTATTAAGTACTGCATCTCTACCTTTTTTGATAAGATTACCCAATGGACCACCACCACCATCATCACCACCAGTTGCTGCTCTCATTGTATCCAAAAGTGTAGTAGTTCTAAGTGTTAATCTTGGTAATTCACTACCATATATAAATGGCATTGATGCCGTTCTTATTAATCTAGCTCCTGTTACTTCTTCTTCTAAAAGAGTTTCACTTCCTTTAGCTCCTAAATTTTTTCTAGCTAATCTAGCTAAAGACATACCAACTGTATTCACAAATGGGTCTGCTGCTGAAATACGAATATCTTTTGAATTTCTAATATCATATGCCTCTTCTGCAGTCTTTCCACCTTGTGAGGGAAGTTGTCTATTTTTAAATAATTGTTCTAATGTTGGCATATCTTATTATATTGCGTATGTATTACTTCCTACCTTACTTACTTTACTCTTTATAACAGATGTAACCTTTGTACCATCCATATAAACATCTTTTGTTTCTCTGAATGTTGTTTTTAGTTCCTCCACCCATGCTGGTATTTCATCATTACTACTTTTACTATCACCACCACCCATAAGTGAATTTAATCCTGAAGTTACTGTACCAACTACTGAAAGTGCGAGTAAACCAGGTGATGCAAGTATTCCAGCTACACCCAATGCTACCAACGATGCAGATAATCCCATTAATGATAATGATAATAATCCTATTGCTGGAATTAGTAATACCAATCCACCAATCACAGTAGATATAGATAACAATTGTGGCATTAATGTTCCAATACCACTACTTAACATTTCAAATCCAGTTCCTATTTGCTGAAGTGCAATTCCTAATACTAATACAGATGATGCAATAACTAACATTGCTGCAGCTCCGGCTAATATTGCTACTGCCCCAACTCCACTCATCATAATTGCACCTAATAAAGAAACTGCTCCAACTAAAGCTAACATTGATACCACAGCCATTCCGACTGCTTTCCAACTAACCTTCATAAATTCTTGTACTGCTTTTCCAAATACGAATACTGATGCGGCTACTATTACCATTGCTGCTGCTCCTTTAAGAACTGCATTCATATTTATTTTAGACATCGAATCCATCATTCCACCCTTGCCAGCTGGATTAGATTTTCCTTTTAACATATCACTTACACCACCTTTATTGGAGTTAAACCTCATATCAGGTTTACCAGCCTTAGTTAATGGGCCGGAGATAGAACTAGCAGCATCAGTTGCTCCACCACCAAGTCCTTTGAATTTCTCACGAATCCCACCCAATACAGTGGTTATACCAGTCCAAGATTGGCCTGCCTGGGCAGATAGTGTTAAAAACTTACCTCCCCAATCTAAAAGTTTTGGGCCTGCTTGAGAAACTAATGCCTTAAGTGATTCCCCAATGTTAGAGAAATCACCACTCATTAATTTAGATACTTTTTGTGCTTTTTCTTGGTTGGTTGCCATTTTTCCAAGTTCTGCAACTGATACACCTAATAAATCTGCCGTAGCTTTCTTTTGGAAGTAATCCATTTTGTTAAATGCATCAATCCCACCAAGTGAACTTAGGGTTTCTTTCATCATACCCTCTAAGTCACCTTCCATTGCTAATTGTCTGGCCTTATCAAGATTAATGTTTTTACCTAACATTGCTCCCAATTCTAATTCTTTGGTAATAGATGATTCAAAATCAAGTAACCCATCTGCTATACCACTAATTGTACTCATGTTAGTACCTAACTTAGCAGCATAACCTGCAGCTTGTAATATATTTTTACCACCATCTTTTCCAAATAATGCAAACTCTTCAGTTGCACCAGCAACATCACCCATTAATTGAGAAACAGGTATATTATTCATTCTAGCAAATTCTCTTGTACCATCTGCAAGATTACCAGCAGTTTCTAATGAACCATCATTTAATCTAGATAAAGAACCACTCAATGTAGCTGCTTCAGTACCAGTAATACCCATATTATTGGCCATTATACTAGTCTGAAGTTGTGCTCCAAATGTAGCATCTTCCAATCCACCCATTTCGGCAGATAAAGCTTTTAATGTTGTAGCAGAATCACCAAATGCAAAACTTAATAAAGTTGCACTACCAGCTGCTCCACTTAAACCTTCACCAACTTGTCCTAATTCTGCATTTACTTCGGATAGTTTACCAAAAAACTTTCCACTACCTATTAGTAGTAACCCAGTTATACCTTCTGCACTACTGAGCCTACTAACAAATGTTTGAGCAGTTTCTGTTATAGCTTGCATTGAAGATTTTAATGCTTCTTGTGCAGTTACTTGTTTTTTAAGAGCTTCTATCTCATCTTCTGAAAGATTTGAATTATTGATTGCTATTTTATTTTGTTCTTCTAGATTTTTAAGAACTGCAGAATTTGCATCCAATCCTTTAGATATAGCCGCCATCTCATCGTTTCTTAAGCTAAGTAATGCTGCCTTTTGTTGGACATCAGATGCAGATAAGTCACTTATTTGCCTATTAATAGAAGCTATTTTAAATGCAGATTTTTCTTGTTGACTACCTTCTGCAAATGAATCCTGTTGTAATTTTAATGATTTTTGTTGAGACTCTTGTAAATTTTTATAAATACCAGATATAGAACCTATCGATTGTTCGGCACTACCATATGCATCAAGTGATTGTTGGTTTACTTTTTTAAGTTCTCTAGCAAGAACTAATATTTCTTTTTTGTATGCACGTATTTTTTGATTTCTTATCTCAATAAGTTCATTTGTATTGGCTTCTTGACGTGCTATAGCTTGCTGTAGTGTAGCAATATCTTGTTTTATTTTAAGACTATCTTTATCGTTGGCCATTTTTTATTCGTATTTATTTAGAATATTTCTTCATTAGTGCATCGATTTCTGCTTTCTGTTTGTTGATTTTTTCCATTCTATCAGTAAGCTCTTTTGGTATTCCTCTTTCTGCTGCTTTCTTGATTAGTCTATCAGCAGTGCCCCTTTGAAGTCCATCGAAGAAATCTCCTATGAATCGAGAAGCCAGATTTAGTTCATTTATTTTCTTTTTTGACATGAGTAATGTGTTTATACTTTTATACTATTATAAATATTGGATAAAAAAAAAGTAAGGATTATTTTCTAACCCTTACTTTTGATTGTCTTTCAGCCTTTTTGTATTCAGCTGATTCTTTTTTCTTTAATTCTACTAGTTTCTTAAAATAGAACTTTCTCCATTGTATTGGCATGAAGTAAACATCTCTCCAAGTAAATCCATTACCAAAGTTAACCAACTCCCAAATCTGGTTGTGAAGTTGAATTGAGTAGTTACTCGGCAGGGTAAAAAAACCCGGCCCCAAAGGGGATATCGAGTGCCTCCTCCTCACCCGTCAACTCCGATGTGAAATTGAATTTTAAATCCATATCTGGACTAATTTCTTTAACGTATTTTCTAAATGCTTTAGTATCTAATGCTAAGAATGAGTTTTGTACCCACTTAGTAATATTTCCTCTATCGTTATTACCATCTACTGATTGAATCATATACTTCAAACGAGTGGTTACATCAAATGTAGCATCTCCCTTTCCTTTATACAATCTAGCCAATGCTTGGTTTTCTTTTGTAATTTCTAATTCATCACCATGTGTTAAAAGTTTAAACTCTAATTCAGTTCCACTTTTTGGTAATTTGAATTTATAAAGATTTTCAGAATTTAGTAATTCCTCATTAAAATCTTTAGTTTTTACTTTAGATAAGTCAATAGTTACTGATTGTTCCTCTAATGTAGATGGGTCAGTTATCTCTACTTTGTATTCTGGTCCATATCCTAATACTCTAGTTGCTAATAAAATAGCATTTTTATCTCCAATAAGAATATCGTTTATATTTAAATCAGGCTCTACAACTACTGATTCAAATAACTTATCTAAAACTACACCCTTTTTAATTAAAGATTGTGATGCAAGAATATCTTCTTCTCTCGCAGTCATATACTTAATTTCAATATTTCCTTTTTTTAGGGGGTGGTCTTCTGGGTATCCCAAACCTTTAGATGGTAAATCAATTACCTCAGTTGGGAATTCAAATTTATTTTCGCTCATAATTTAACCTTTATTAGTTGTATATATAAGTATATCGAAAACAAAAAGTTATAAAATAAAAAAGGTTCTCACTAAGAGAACCTTTTCAAAATATAGATAGTAGTGAATAATATCTTAAAATTCTAATATTGCGTAATCGTAAGAAAGGGTTAATTCGATATCAGCAGGGTCATTAGAGTCAAATGATAAATCATTAAAGTTAGCTGCTTGAATAAATGCACCTTTTAACTTCCATTGTTCGATTTTATCTCCAACAGGTCCTAACATATAGAAATCAATATCCTTTTTGTAGAAATCGGCGTAACCTTTTCTACCAGTTAAAGATTCATATCCTAGTCTTACCCATTCCATTACTTGTTGAGCACCTGAAGGTACGATTGGGTCATACATTGTTATTGTAATGTCTTGCCACTCTCCTTTACCTTGTAGTTTTCTATAAGTATTGATATGGTCTAATTTCACCGTCTCAAAGTTTATCGCAGGTCTACTTGCAGCTTTTATAAGGTATGATTGAATTCCATCAATCTCCATTATATACCTGTTCTTCATCTTCGGTTCGAAGTTGGTGAACATCATTTCGTTAAATTCTAATACTTCTGCCATTTTTTTATTTTTCCTTTTATACTAATAAATATTAGTTATTCATTTTTTTTGTTTATGCCGAGAACGATGCTCCAGTTGGTAAGATGTTGAAATCAATTACAATGAATTCAGCCGTCTTAGCCGGTTGTAAAAATATCTGTCCAGCAAGTATGTTTCTATCAACCACATCAGGTCCGTTGTTAGATTCATCCATAACTACTTTAAATGCATACAATCCTTGTCTTTGTTGAATTCCTTCTAAGTAAGGTTGTACAGTATTAATGAATCTACCTCTTGTCTGAGCCGTATTTTGTTCAAATACTAAGAATCTAGATGTAGAAGCAACAAACTTTTTAACATTGATTAATAATCTTCTTACATTAATTCTATCTAATGCAGAAGCCTTATCTTGTAAAGTCTTTTGTCCAAATGCAACGATACCTTGTCCAGGGAAAGTAGCAATAGGATTTACTTTGTTTTCATATAAAGTATCTCTTTCAGAGTGTGTCAATCTATTCAATACACTAACTGCTCCGATAATACCTCCTCTATTAAGACCTGCAGGAGCAAACCATTCTGCCGATATGGCATCATTTGCTGCGTATACTGCTGGTAGTAATACTGATGGTGGTACTGAAACTAGTTTATTTGTATTAGAGTCTACTGTCTTAACCCAAGGGTAGTAAGAACCTATGTAGTTTGAATCAATTGCATTAGCCTGAGTAGTTACTTGTGTTATTGTATCGTTTACCCCAGTTAAATCAGAGATATAGAAACAATCTTGTCTAGCCTCAACCATATCTAATACATCAGTTGTAACTGCAGGGTGTAATCTTCTTACAATACCTGGTGTTACTACCATATTAATATCATACTCATCAGCGTTTGATATAGCATTTACAGCCTTTGCGTATGCCTTAGAACCAAACTTAGTTGAATCAGTTAAATCAAATCCTTGTGAGTTTCCAGTTGAAATAGAAGAACCTAAAGCGATTTCTCTATTAGGACTCATTCCATCAAATCCACCTTGGAAACCTAAAGAGAATTGTCTCTTAATCATATCTGATGAATCAGAACCAGTCATTTCTAATGTTAAACCAACTCCACTTACATTTCCATCAAATCCAAATACTACGTTTGAACCAACTCCTACACTTTCTGGTAGAGGTTTCATATAGTTAGCGTTATCATCTTTTACACCGATTGATTCAAAATCAAATCCAGCATAAAATTGTGGGTTACCAGTTGTGTTAGCTATTGAACCAGTTTGGAATACAGCTGAAGGAACGATAGTTTCAACAGTTGCTTTAATTGGATTAGAATAAGCCCCATGTCCAAATGGTGCAGCAGATACAGGATATGAACCTTGTTCTCCTACTTCTACTCTAATATACTTAGAGTTGTTTATCCAATCACCATTTTCGGTAATCTTTCCATTTGAATCAATAGTACTATATCTATCACCAATTACTCTTGCAATATAATTTGCAGAACCTGGGTCTAAGTTAACATTATTAAATGATTCTAATACTACTTTTCTTTTATCTGTATCTGAATAAGAACGGATAGTTAATGAGAATACTGAATAATCAGTACCACCATCTTCACCAGCTGCCTTTACACCAGATATAGAAACTTTAAATCTTTTATTTTCACCATTACCATGTCCTAATGTATGGAAACGAAATAAATCATATCTTTCACCGGAGATTAATTGTGATTTTACATATGGTGTGTGTGCCGTTTGTGCATCAACAGAAAAATTTTGAGTTGGTAATACAACCGACTGTACTTCATTCTTATCAACGATTCCATCGTATGCGTTCTTAAAGTAAGAATATGTATATGCATCTTTCGAACCTCTTGGGTTAGAACCAAATACATCAGTTACATCATTATTATCAGTTGAGTCTAAAGAAGAAGATATTTCTCCAATACCACTACCACTAACAACAAATGAACCAGTTGCACTTCCATCAGCTATACTAAATCCACTAAATCCAACTTCTTCATCACCATTATGTGTTGAGTGAAGTGTTGAAATTAATTTTAATCCAGCTGAACCAGTTATTGCAATACCAATAGGTGCCACTTGACTATAACCATCTACACCTGCTACTCTAACAATAGTTGCACTTCCTGCTTCCCTTAAATAGTTCTGCACTGCATACTCTGTATAGTAAGTACCATCAGGTGTACCAAATTTATCTTCAAACT